CGCCGAGATCCTGCGCCACGTGCGCGAAGCGGAGGCCTCCGGCCGCGCCGGGCACCCCCTGGTGCGTCTGTTGCGCCGCATCGCCTTGCCCGAGGACGCCATAACGGTAACGCTGCCGCCCCAGCTTGAGGCCCCGAAGCCCATGGTGGTGGACGCCGAGACGGGCGAGATTCTGGAGGGCGCGTGAAAACCACCGTGCATCCCAAGTCCTGCCGCCAGTGCGCGAAGGAATTCACGCCAGTGCGACCCCTGCAGGCTGTTTGCAGCCGCGTTTGCGCTGCACGTGAGGTGATGGGCGCCAAGCGGACCCGCAAGGCCTTGGAGCGGGCGCAGACGAGCGCGAGGCGGGAGGCCTTGAAGACCATCGCCGACCGCATCCGCGAGGCGCAGACCGAGTTCAACGCCTACATCCGGCTGCGGGATAAGGGGCAACCGTGCATCTGCTGCGGCCGGACTGCCGACGACTCCACCCTGCTCACAGGCTCCCGCTGGGACGCCGGGCACTACCGTTCGACGGGAAGCGCTGGCCACCTCCGATTCAACGAGGACAACTGCCACCGCCAGCTGGTCGTGTGCAACAGGCACGGGGCTGGCAGGGCGGTCGACTACCGGCTGGGCCTGATCGAGCGGATCGGCCTGGAGCGGGTCGAGGCGCTGGAGGCGAACAACGAGCCGCACAAGTGGACCCACCCCGAGCTGATCGAGATTCGGGCCCGGTACAAGGCCAAGCGCAGGGCACTGGAGGAATGATGTCCGCCGCCATCAACACCAAGCCCCCGATCGGCCTGCTCAGGTTCACGCCGAAGCCGCGAGACCATGAGGAGATCCCTATCGGCGCAACGGTGCGAACACCGCTGGGGATGCTGGCTGTGGTGGTGGCATACCGTGGCTTTCGGCGCGATCACCGGGTGCGGCTGGTGTGCAGGTACATCCAGCCCAAGAACAAGGCATTTGGGGTGGCGCTGGTGCTGCCTGAGCTGGTGGAGGTGATCTGTGGGTAGGCCGAGCAAGTTGACCGAATCACAGTGGGAGACGCTCAAGAAGCGCCTGCTGGCCGGCGAGACTGCTTCTGCCCTGGGGCGAGAGTTTGGCATCAGCGAGGGCGGGATTCGCAAGCGCCTTGGTTCGGTACGAGCTGATAGTACGAAGGTACGAGAAACAGCGGAAAAACTCGCCGAGGCGCACAAATCCCTGGACAGCCTGACGCCGGCACAGCGACCGATTGCCATCGATCTGGCCGACAAGCTGCGCTCGATCAGCAACAGCTATGCCTCTGCTGCCGAGCTGGGAGCTCGTACCGCCCACCGGCTGCATGCTCTGGCAAATGCCGAGGTCAACAAGGTGGACGACGCCGACCCGCTGTCGGAGGTCTCGCTGGCAGCCATGAAGGGCGTGAGCCTGCTCACCAAACTGGGCAATGACGCCCTGGTGCCTGCGTCCAACCTGCTGTCGGCCAACAAGGAGCGCATGATGCCGCCCACGCCAACTGGTGACGGCGAGACCCCGGCCGGCGTGCTGGTCGTGCCTGGCGTGCTGCAGGACGCCAAGGCATGGACGCAACTGGTGCAGGGTGCACCGAAACCACAGGAGTAAAGATGACGAAATCCAAGCGCCGCTACAGCGGAAACGACAAGCACTTCGGCCCGTTCACCTTGAGCCAGCACAACGACCAGGGCTGGCGCCCGTTCGGCCTGATGCTGGACTCGGGCGGCGACCACGAAGATGGCGAAAACACGGGCTGCAACCTCAAGATGCACGGATTCGGCCGCACGCTGATCGTGGAGTTGCCGCGCCTGCTGCCGGACTACCGCATCAAGCATGTGCCCACCACCTGGGACGCCGCAACCATTGCCAGGCTTGGCCGCGACCACTACTTCGAGGTGTTTCCGTGTGAATACGGGTTCACCCTCAGCGACAAGACGCTGCACGTCCACTACGGGCCCCAGACCCACGACAGCGTCACCACCAAGAACAAGGTGTTCTTCCTGCCCTGGCTGAACTGGCGGTTCGTGCGCCAGAGTTGGTACGGGCCAACCGGGCAGCACATCGAGACGCTGTGGGAGACCACCAGCAGGGAGGTCAAGCGGGCGCAATGGGGCTGGCGCTACGAGTTCGAAAAGACCCTGGCCAAGACCGTGTTTGTGATCGAGGACTTCGACGGCAAGCGCATTGAGTGCGCCACGCACATCGAGGAGCGCGAGTGGCGCTTCGGCACGGGAGCGTTTGCATGGCTGTCCGTGTTCCGCCGCGCCAAGATCCAGCGCAGCCTGAGCCTGACATTCAGCGAAGAGGTCGGGCCGGAGAAGGGATCATGGAAGGGCGGACTGATGGGCACCGGCATTGAAATGCTGCCCGGCGAGCTGCATGAGGCGGCATTCCGACGCTACTGCGAGCAGGAACACCGCGACAAGAGCGGCAAATACCGTATCAAGTTCATTGGACCAAAGACGGTAGCAGCCACCACGCAGGGCGACCCAGCATGAAAACCCCCCAAGCATCCCCCTATGCCGTCCACGAGTCGGCCACCATCGAGCGGTCGCTGGCCAGCATGGAGCCAGAGCAGCAGGCCCAGGCGTTGCAGGCCCTGAACGCCGACGCGTTGGCGCACCAGGCGCAGGGCATGCCCGACTTCATGGGTATGCGCCCCGAGCTGGTCGAGTTCGCGCGCAAGGAAATGCGCCGGCAGATCGAGCTGCGCCGGGTGAGGACGCCGGCCGGCCTGGCTGGGCTATTTCCTGGCCTGGGGTCGCGCAAGCGGTGACCAAGGTCTGGGCCCCGCACCCCGGCAGCCAGATCCAGTTCCTCGCCTGCCCGATCTTCGAATGCCTGTTCGAGGGCACGCGCGGGCCCGGCAAGACCGACGGCCTGCTGATGTCCTTCGCCCAGTACGTGGGCGTGGGCTTCGGCCCGGCCTGGCGCGGGATCCTGTTCCGGGAGACGTACAAGCAACTGGTCGACGTGGTGACCAAGACCAAGCGCTGGTTTCGCCTGTTCTTCCCCAAGGCCAGGTTCCTTGAGTCGCACGCCGACTACAAGTGGGTGTTCCCCGACGGCGAGGAACTGCTGCTGCGCGTGGGCGTCAAGGAGGACGACTACTGGGACTACCACGGCCACGAATACCCGTGGATCGGCTTCGAGGAGCTTTGCAACTGGGGCAGCCTGGCGTTCTTCGAGATGATGCAGAGCTGCTGCCGATCGAGCCAGCCGGGCATGCCTCGGATGATCAGAGCCACCACCAACCCCTTCGGTCGGGGCCACGCGGTGGTGAAGGAGCGCTACCAGATCAGCGACGACCCGCGGGAGAACGCCGGGCGCGTCATCCGTGACGGGGCAGGGCGCGAGCGCACCTACGTGCACGGCGACATCCTCGAGAACAAGACGCTCCTGGCCAACGACCGGGAGTACCTCTCCACCCTGGACGCCATCAAGGACCCCAACCGCTACAAGGCATGGCGCCTGGGCCGGTGGGACATCAACATCGGCGCCTTCCTCGAAGGTGCATGGGATCCGGCCAAGCACATCGTGCGCCCGTTCCCTATTCCCGCGCACTGGAAGATCTGGATGGCGATGGACTGGGGCTACGCCAAGCCCTACGCGATCGGCTGGTTCGCCAAGGATCCCGAAGGCAAGACCTACATGTGGCGGGAGTTGTACGGGATTGCCAGCGACGACCAGGGCAAGGCCATGCCCAACGTCGGCACCAAGGAGACCCCGGACAAGGTGGCGCAGCGCATCCTGGCCAGGGAGGCGCACGACGAGCGGGTGGGCTACACCATGTCCATGCGGATCACCGGGCCCGACCTGTTCGCCCGCGGTGGGTCGCAGTACGGCACCCAGATCACCCACGCGCAGACATTCCGCCGCGCCGGGCTGAACTTTCGCCCCTGGTGGGCGGGTCCTGGCTCGCGCAAGGCTGGCGCCATGCTGGTCAAGCAGACGCTCGAGGAGGACGGCCTGGCGATCTTCGACTCCTGCGTGCACACCATTCGTACCGTCCCCACGCTGTACCCGGACCCGGACGACCCGGACGACGTAGCGAACGACGACACCGACGAGGACCACGCCTTCGACATGCTCAAGGCCGCCCTGATGCGCCGCACCAGCAACCCGCCCAACGAGCAGGAATCACTTTCTGGCGACCCGGAGGCCGGCGGGGCTTATGTTCAAGAGGACGGACGCCACCGCATTGACAGGATTCAGCGATGAATGAAGCCACAA